TTATACATCATATAGATGTATTTTCAAGTGTTGTATACAACATTTAGTATTTTCTTTAAAAATTTCACACCCTAAGATCGTTTAGATTCAGAATCATTAACATGAGCATAGAAAAACACGCCGTGTGACTTCATATAACCGTCATATGGCGTGTTTTTGCACTTACTTGAATATTTCTTTTATTGCTTCTCTGTAATCTTATATACGGCGTGTGTAGTCAGTCCATATTTTTCAGCCAGTTCCCCCAAAGACAAACCATGATAAAAGTCTTTTATTATTGCAGAGTTCTGTTCTTCCTTAGAAATGAACCCCTGACAACTATGATTATTGAATACTACATGTTCACCGTTCAGTTGTTCAGCGATAACCCTGAACTGTTCAACACCAACTATATTTTTTAATATCTGTAAATTCCGTGCATTCTTATTCAATCACATCACCCCTTTCCCTTATTCCTCATGTGCGCGCGTGACCATGTCAACAAACTTTTCATCACCGGGTTATGCTTTTGAGTGCCACATCATCTAACACTATTTGCTGCCCTGAATTCCAATCATATATATTATTTTGCAAGTCCATCAGTGTGACCTTCCGCATCAACGGGTGCTGTACATTGATTATGCTTCTTATTGCCTTGGGTTTATAGGTCACTTTAAAAAATAGTGAGTGAAATCTCATACTTTCTAAGGATTGCAGTACCAACAGATTGTTTCTGAATTTTGCTTTCTGTACCCGATCATCATATATAAAGGCCAAATAATCAAAAGGAAATTCAAACTGTATATCGTGGGCATCTGCATATTTCCGCATTCTATATCCGATTTCATCATAACCGCCCTTGGTGTTATTCTGTATACCGTAATATGGATTGACACCGCTACACTTCCGGCATGACCAATAATCATTAACTGAATAAAGGTGTTCAACACGTTTTGAACAATTTGGACACATAAAATATCTTTTCTGCCCGAACCCTGTTCTTTGATAAGCCAATGATATCTTCTGCTTTTTATCCCCTGACGATATAACCGCCGCTTTTGCATCAGGTCCTATGTAGTTCTTTATCTGCCTTACATCAATACATTTTGCCATTTTATAACCTTCTTCCTGTATACCTATACGCGTGTGAGGGAAAACCCTAAATATTAAAGATTTATTGTAACATTACCAGTTTTCAAATTGTTTGCATCATACCGTTTACCGCTTAAAATAAAGGTTCTCGCCACATTACCGAAAAATGCACTATCATGACCTTTTTCATTTCTTTAACACTTTTTTCATCAAATCACAGTTGTTTTGCGGTAAAAACCACTGCTGACGGTCATATAACCGCCATATAAGCGTTTTAAACTGGTACTTGATAAAACATACCTCTGCATGGTAAACTATGAGTGTTCAGGTCATATGTTTACCGTGCAGAAGTCTCTGGGATTTTATTCAGGGGCTTCTTTCATTCCCCAATTAAAGCCTTGACAAACTGGAATATAATCTTTAATTTACGTTCGTCTGCTCTATTCAACATTTCAATAATTTGATTTCTCATAATATGTACCTTTTCCCTTTCCTTTGTTCTCTGATGAATTTCACTTCTGCATCCGCATCACCAACCAATGAATAAAATTCTTTGAACACTGGCAGCAGCTTTTCAAAATGTTCTTCATTGCAAATGCATAAGTCTTCTGCGATATTCAGCAGTATCACAAAAGCATTAGCACTATCAGCAGTTGTATTATTGAGTAACAAAACATTTTTCCCTTGCCTTGTTATATATGGATGTGTGATGATGCCCTGATACATTTCATTGTCTTTCATTTTCCACCTTTCCTTTCCAGCTACACGGCTACAAATAAACCCTATTCTTTATAATTTTCTATAATATATAAATGTAAGTAGAGAATACTATATGAAAATATTATAATATTAAAGAAGTTGTATCTATCTGTAGCTTCTGTAGCCGATTGTGTTTTTCGTTGATATTTCAATACTTTTTGAAGCTGCACATATGTTACAGTTAGCTACAGAAGCTACAATTTCTTATAAAATCTAAGCTGTTTTCCAGCTACTCTTGTGTTCCTGCTTTCCACCCCGAACATATCGGCTACTGATTTACCGAATGCAATTTTACTTTCTGACTTAATATTGCAATCATCACAATACATCTGATAGGCCGTATAAATACTTGTTACATCATTCTGAAAAATATAATCTTCTTCCTGTTCTGCAAAGAACCCCTTGATAGGATTATTCATCAAGTCATATTCCTGTGCTGCCTGTTCTGCGGTTGCCGACTTTGTAAAGCCTTTATTCTCTATCACACGTTTCAGACCTTCAACACCAACCCTGACAAGGTACTCCATACATTCTCCTTGAAGTAATTTCTGCTTGATTTGCGGGTCATAGTCCGGGTCATCTTTAGAAAACAAAGCTTTGAATGGAATAATGATCAACCTATTTAATACCGCCCCGGTCTTGTCTCTGATATGCGGAATGTCATTAGCTGAAAATAACAGCTTAGTAAACGGGTTGAATTCAAAGGGGTCTTGACCCTTCCGTTCGGCTTTTATCCGATTCCCAGCAACTATTTTCTTAAACATTGCCACCTGGGAACCTTGCAGAAAGTCATCGCCAATATCGTCACCAATATTTGCCAACTTTCCGAACATCATACTGGTTGAAAACCTATCACCCAGTTCTTTCAAGTCCAGCGATGATGTATTTATTTCACCAAGTATTGCTTTTACACAATCCAAGAAGGTACTCTTTCCGTTGTCACCCTTACCTGTCATCATGAATGCCTTTTTATAATTGTTCATCCTATAGAAACAGTAACCGATGCATTCTTCCAGCAAAGACCGAATTGTCACATCATCACAAGCCAGTTTGTTCAAAGTGTTATCTGCCAGATCACTGTATGCGTCAGGGCTATAATCCCAAGGTATCTTATTGGTGATGACCATTTCTGTGCTGAACGGCTTCAATTCCCCGGTTACTACATCATAAACCCCATTATTGAACGCTATATAACGGGTATCTGTCAGTTGTTTTTCCTCGGCAGTATCATTTAGATAGTCAAGGACTTCTGCTTTCTGATTCCGTTTGATGTTTGGCATATATGACCGCATCACCCCGGAGATAATACCCATGTCATAAATATAGATACCATCCCGAAAAATGTGAAGCTGACCATTAATTTTAATAATGTGTTCGCTCTGCCTGATATAATCTGCAAACTTATCAAAGAGGAATGTTGAACCTATGAAAAAAACTGGTTTCTGAAAGGCTTCGTCCCTCAAGATTACTTCCAGTTCTTCATCACCAAGCGGTTCTTTCAGTACAAATCTGTTCAGTATCCTGATACACTCACGTGTTTCTTCCACCGTAAAATCATTAGCGGTCAAGGTCAGAATATAATTAAATAGTGCCTGATTCCGACCATCCCCGGCATCCATATCAACAAAATCAGCGGCGGCCCTGACGGGATATAACCACTTGGGTATTTCCTGATATGTACCACCTTCTTCAATGTCCCATTCACAGAATCGTTCCACACCGTCAACCTTGATGATCTCATACGATGTACGATAACCAACCTTAATATCGGCAGTCAGTCCTACCGCAAGTGGTACATGGGTACGGTTCCGCTGAATGGTCTGGTTCTTGAATAGGAAATGCCTGCCCCGTGAGGTTTGATACACTCGGCAATCAAGCTGGTACTCCTCCACAATGTTCATCATCATTTCTGACTGATCAGCATCATCAATATCTATGAGGATAGTGTCATCAGCAAGGACACCGCCGAAACCAGAAGCATTTTTCACTTCATCATAGGTCTTGAACTTTGTTCTACCCTTTAATTTTTCAATGCTCTGTTTTCCCTTGGTTTCGACGAATCCTTTATATAAATCACTCATTTTTTTTGCTTCACCTCACTTTCAATTAAATTTTTATACGTTCTAAACGCATATTCCTTTTGTCTTGGGTTACATCATAAATTTTTAAGCTGCTGCAACAGCTACCTGCTGATATACTGCTTGTAAACATCCACGACCGAATCAGAGACACCGCTTTTATACAGTTTCCTGATATCCGTGATGGTTTCATCTTTCAGCAGTTTCAACCATTCAATTAAATCTTTTCTGTTGTTGGCAAAATTACAGCATTTACCACCAGCGTATTCGATACGGTATCTCATACTTAGTCACCACCTTCCATGTCAATCAGGTTTTCAACTGGTACCTTTAGAGCCTTGGCGATTTTACCGACCGTGGCCGGTTTGCAATTGTGACCGCCTGAAATCCGTCTGTACGTCTGATACTGGATTTCTACCGCTTTACATAAATCATATGGATTCATGCAGGCCGTAGCCAAAGCGATCTGTAATTTCTGTTTGTCAATCCTCATTTTAATTTTCTCCTTTCTTTTCTGTTCTCCAATTAATCGTTCAATCCCTTGTGGTCTGTCTTCATCAGAGCCGGGAGACCATCCCACGGCTGACGCTCCTGAAGAGCGTTTCGACTATTTAACAATGCGCTCATATTTTGCAATTCGTTCATTTACTTCTTTCAAATCATTTCGAATATCTTTAACTTTAGCTTGAAAAGGATTACCATCTAGCCAGTTATCATTATCCAAATTTCTCCAGATTGGGTCTTTCATTAACTCAACGTAATTGCTTCTTAGATGTTCACGAGTTTCCAATGCACATTTCAAGTACTTCATTGCCTTTTCTTTTTTCATTGGTTCTCCTTCTCC